GAGCGCCCCTGCCAGCCCGATGAAGTATGCCACAGACTGTCCGCCGCGGCTGACGAGCTTGGACACCAAGTCGTTGCGCCGGCCCTGCTGCGTCTCGGCCAGCAGTCCCGAACAGTCGTCCGGCAGGCCGGCCACGCGCTCCCAATCTGCCAGCAGCTCGGCAGTCGTCGACGGGATCGCCTCGGTGGTCAGGCGCTCGGCACGGGCGTCCAATCGCGCCAGCTCCTGCGCCATGGCGTCGAGCAGGTCGTCCAGCGTGCTCCCGCGCTCGCGCGGGAACGCTTGGCCCGGCGGCAGCAGCGCCTTGAGCTGTTCTCGGTACTGGCTGGCAGAGAATCCCATGGGTCAGGGAATCGCCTCGAAGGTGATCTCGCCAGGCACGGCGATCTCGCCAGTGTCGTGCTCGACGTTGCCGCTCGGGGTCACGATGTTGCTGTCGTATTCTCCGGCCGCGGTGCTCACCGCCTCGCGCAGGTGGCTGATCAGGATTGTCCCGCCAGGCACAGCCTCGCGCCGGATCAGGTCCCTGACCTCGGCCAGGACCGCCGCCTCGACGGCGCTGCTCGCCGGCTCCAGCTGGATCGTCATGTCCAGCGGCACCGGCGTCGGCGCGACCACGTAGAGGTCAGCGGTGACCGGGCGGCGTGCATCGATGTAGTCCTGGACCGCTTGGACCTCGGTCTCGTCCGGGATGATGTCCTCGTCGTCGTCGCGCACGAACCGGACCGTGACCGTGCCCAGCCCCATCTCCTGCGGATAGACCCAGGCGCGCGTCACGCCCGGGACCTCGAGCGCCCAGTTCACGTAGTCGGCCGCGGCGCCGCCCTGCGGCGGCTCCTGGATCCGGCTGAGCAGACGCTCGCGCAGCGGCTCGTCGGCCTCAGCGTCACTGCCCGCCGATATCCCGCCGGCGGCGGTGGCCGCCGACACCTGGACGCCGCTGATCGGCTGCTGCATGGTCAGCGTGATCGCCGCCGCCGTGTTGCCGGCCGAGCCAGCCTCCTCCGCGCGGACCGCCACCGTAACCGACCCGCCGGACGGGATGCGCCCAGCCGCGGTGGTGTCGAAGCGCGCGCCGTCCTGGCGCTGCAGGATCGTGCCGACCGGGATGTCCGAGCCCGGCGTTCCCGTGAAGGTCACCGAGCCGACGGCGAACTCGGCGGGCTTGCGGCGCACGCCCCACACGTTCGCCCACCGCTCGAGGAGTTCGCCATCGGCGGTGTCGATGATGACCTGCCTGGCAATGTAGTCGAGATGGCCGTGCAGCTCGTGCGAGGCGCCGGCCAAGCTGCGGGCGATCACGCCCAGCACCGAGCGGCGCAGCACGGCGCCGTCGACGCCGACGACGCGGCTTGCCATGTCGGCGACGGTGCGGTCGATGATCTCGGTCAGGGACGGGCGCGGGTACGCCATATCAGTTCGCTCGCTTGGCGGCCTGCGCCGCCCATTCAAAGTCGTAGCGGTAGGTCAGCCGAGACCCGTCCGGCCGGTCGATGGCTACGCCGATGTGCATCACTCCCGGCGCGCCATATTCAGTGGTCACCGTGACCTGCGAAGCGACGCGATCGTCGATCATCCAGGACAGGGCCTGCTGCGCATACTGTCGCGCGCGCGCCAGGGTCTCGCGGGTTTGCTTCTCGCGGCCCAACAGCCACAGCAGCGAGCCGATCCTGTCGCCGTCAGCCGGCGGGCTGAAATCGCCCCACCAGCCGCGCAGATCCGACTGGTCATCACCGGGGCGAAGCTGCTCGACGGTGGCGCGCCGATCGGTGAACAGCGACAGCAGCACCGCGCTCTCGAGGCCGTCGTCGCGCGCCAGGTCCTGGCCGGACAACACCAGGTCGCCGCCGCGGAAATCGTCGAACGCCAGCGCAATGTCGGCCATTAACTCGGAACCCCCGTCGTGCCGCCGCCCGGCGTAACGCCGCCGTGCGTGTGCGTACTGTCGATGCGCTTGCCGTTGTTGGTGATCGTCCCCGTCGACGCGATGTTGCCGTTGAGCTGGGAGGCGCCGTTCACGGTCGCCGGACCGTTCACCGTGAGACTGCCGTCAATGGTAACCTCGGACACGAGCTTTGTCGTGGGCGCAACCGCCTCGAGGTGCTGGACCGCCTCGATTTTTACCATGTCGCGCAGCAGCTTCACGCAATTCCCGAGGTCATCGTACATGGCGACCTCCCCGGGCTGCAGCTTGATCCGGTACCGGCGATCGTCGACCACCACGGCAATGGCCTGCTCGCGCGATCCGCCGCCGCAGACGATGACCGCGTCGCAGCCGGCCAGCGGGTGCGAGGTAAAGCCGTAATCCTGGGCGCGCTCCACGCCGTCGCGCAGCTCGCCCTTGAGTATCTCGACCTGCAAGCGCTGTCGGCTCTCGCCGTCGTTTACCAGGCGGACCACGGCGCGCGAGACCGCCATGGCGATGCGGCGGCGCAGCGGGTCCAGGGCGGCGCGCAGGCCGCGTTCGGTGACGTTACTTGCCACGGGCGTCGGCTCCTAGCGCGGCGGCCCAGCTCGAGCTGCCCTTGCCCTTTTTGGCGGCCTTTGCCGTCGGCGGCTCCTGGTCGTAGGCCTGCGGGCTGACCAGGTCCAGGCGCGTGGTCGTGCCGCGCGAATCCTTGTCGAACGTCACCTGGCGGATCAGCATCTCGCCCACCAGGCTCAGCCACGACGCGCTGATGCGCACCAGCATGTTCGGCTTCCACAGCTCGCCGCCGTCGGTCTGGCGCCAGCCCTGCACCGTAACGGAGGCCCTGGCCGACTTGCCCAGGCGGGTATTGGCCTCCCAGGTCGCGCGATCCCCGGCCGTGGCGTTGTTGCACTCGCCCTCGTTGGTGATCAGCAGCGGCCGGTAGCGGCTGACGCCAGCATCCTTCACCGAGGCCGAGACGTGCGACTCAGTTTCGCCGTCGGTCTCCTCACTGAAATTGGCCTGGCCTTTGACGATGTACTGAGAGTAGCGCTCGGACCAGTCGAGCGTTCCGTCGGCGCGGAGGATGTTGCGGCCCTGGATCAGCTCGACGGACGCCCGGCGCGCGCCGGTGCGAGTCAGCAGGATGCCGCCCTTCGCGTCCGGCATCACCAGCACCTTGCGCATTTTGGCGTGTCGGTTGATCGCCTCGAGCACCGTCTCCCCGTGCTGCAGCTTCACCAGATCCAGCGGCTTGCCGATGTCGGTCTCGGCCGTGGCACTGATGCCGAAGGGCGCCCCGAGCTTGTTGGCCAGCTGCAGCAGGCTGATGCTCGTCCATTCGTCCGGGTCATGGACCGCCGAGCAGTCGACCAGGTCGCCCGACTTGTCCCGGCCCTGGACCTGGATGCTGTGGCTTTCAGCGTCGAACGACGGGCGCACCAGGTCGACGTAGCCGCTGATCACCACCTCGCCGCCGACGCGCACCTCGCACTCGTTGCCCGGCTCGATCGCCCATGGCTGGGAGTTCGGGGCCCAGCGGTCGGAGACGGCCAGGTTGAACGCGCCGGAAGCGGCGTCCATGGCCCGGGTCACCGAGGCCTGCTTCCACCCGGCGGACAGCTTCCCGTCGACCAGCAGCTCGACGCGATCGTCAGCCATCGGTGATCACCTGCAGCGGCTTGCCGCCGGTCATGAATCCGGGATGCGGCGCCCGGTTGCGCTCAGCAATCTCCGCGGCGCGCTCGGCCGTGCCGTAGAAGGCATGGGCAACCACCAGGGACGGCAGCGTCGACGGCGGCGTCACCTCGGCCACGCGCGGCAGGGCCAGGTCCGGCGACGGCACGCCGCGCACGACCTCGGTGCGTAGGTCGGTCAGCGTGCGGAATTCGTCGACCGTGGTGTCGGCAATCTCGGCCTCGGCGTCGAGGGCGTCGGTCAGCTCATCGCGCACGGCGATCGCCTCCTCGCGGGTCTTGAACAGGCCCGGTGCCGTGGTGGTCGCGCCATCGCCCTGCGCGGCCACCGCCGCCGCGCTCTCGTCGGCCAAGACGACGGCCTGCTTGGCCTGCTCGGCCAGCGCCGCACGCCGGATCAGCGCGGACAGAGCCTGCTCGTTGTCGGCCTGCTGCTGGCGGTTCGGCGTGGTTAGCGGGCCGCTGTACGGCTCGCTGTAGGCTGTGCGCAGCGAGCGCAGCACGGTGTCCGACCGGATGCCGAACACGTCGCGGATGTCACCGACGATCCCCGTGATCTCGGCCAGCAGGTTCGACGGCTCGGTCCCCAGCTGCAGGGCGTTCTCGCCCAGCGCGCGGACCCGGGTGAAGAAGCTGGCCACGGCCTGCGCCTGGCCGAGCGGGTTGACCGTCAGGCTGGTCAGCATCGACGACAGGCCGGCCACCTTCGCGGCAGCCGCATCGACCACAAACGACGGGAATCCTTTGGTGACGAAGCGCCCCAGGAAGCCGCCGCCGGCGGCGCTCGTGAAGGCATTCGCCGAGGAAGCTACCGACTGCACCGCGTCGGTCACGTTGGTCGGGAATTTCGCCTCGCCGGCCTCGATGAACGTCAGCTGCAGCCGGCACATGCGCGTTTCGCGGCTGCTCTCGCGCAGGCTCAGGCCGGTGCACACCACCTGCATGTTGCCCAGGTACGGGTGCACCAGCTCGCCCGGGCCATCGGTCTCGGCCGCGGCGATCAGCCGGTTGCGCTGCGCCGGGTAATCGTCGCCGATCAGGTATGCGTCGACGCTGAGCTCGCGCGCGCGCCGCCCGAGGTCCTCGGTGAACGGATCGTCGCGCTGCGGGAATTCGTGCGTGACCTGGCGGCGCCCGAACTGAGCGTCGTGGCCCTCGACCTTGAACTCGATGCCGCGGAACGACGCGGTGCGATAGCTGTCCAACCAGCTCATTTCGTGGTCAGCTCCCGAAGGCGTAGCCCTGGTTGAGTTCAAACTGCGGCTGGCCGCTCTGATCGGTCTGCACGCGCGAGCCCGGCGGCAGGTTGTTCAGGTCGACCTGGACGCGCACGTTGCCATTCTGCGCTGCAGCCGCGGCACCGGCGCCGGCCGCGGCCGCGCCCAGCGCAGCGCCAGCAGGGCCGCCGGTCATCGCGCCGACCGTGACGCGGGCGCCGCCGCCGAGCAGGTTCTTGACCCAGTCCGGAACCAGGTCGGTGATCTTGGCGACCATGCCGGCCACCCATTGCACGGCCTCGTCGATGCCGCGCTTCACCCAGCCGACGAAGCCATCGTAGAAGGCCTTCGCCGCCGTGACCGCCTTGACGGACCAGTCGATGAAGGCAGCGGCCAGCTTGACCAGCGCGTCGATCATCTGGAGGGTGATCTTGAGCTGGATCATGAACCACGCGGCCAGCATTTGCATGACCTTCCGGGCGCCCTCCGATCGCTGGTAGAGCAGGACCAGCGCGGCCACGACCGCGACGATGCCGAGCGCGATCCACCCGACCGGCGTGGTCAGGATGGCGACGCCGAGCGCGTAGAACGCGGTGGCGGCCGAGTAGAGCGCCGGCACCAGGACGATGGTGATGGCCGCCGCCACCGCGCCGATGATCACGTTGGCCCCGCCGAATTTATCGGCCAGCCAGGTGAACGCGTCGATCACCGGCTGGACCTTCGCGCGCAGGTCGTCGAACAGTCCGATCAGCTGCTCGATCCGGCCCGGCAGCTCGGCCGCGAAGCCCTCGAACCAGGCCTGCAGGCGCGGCCGGATGCTGACCAGCCAGTCGGTGAACCGATCGGTCAGCTTGGTCAGAACCGGCAGCAGCGCTGTGCCGATCACGTTGCGCACGCCGGACAGCGCGCCCTTCATGTTGTCCAGCTTGTCGCCGAAGTCGTCGGCCGCGGCGACTGTGTCGTTGGCAATCACGATGCCGAGCCGACGCGCCTCGGCCGCGTAGTCCCGCAGGCCCTGGGAGCCATCCTTGAGCAGCGGCAGCAGCTTCACGCCGCCGCGTCCGAACAGCTCGGCTGCAGCGGTCGCCCGCAGCGCCGGGTTGCGGATCTTCGCCCGGCCATCGGCGATCTCCGGCAGCAGCTGCTCGGTTGTCTTGCACTGGCCGTGGGCGCCACGCAGGCTGATGTGCATCGCCTTGAGCAGCTCGGCCGCGAAGCCCTCGAACCAGGCCTGCAGGCGCGGCTGGATGCTGACCAGCCAGTCGGTGAACCGATCGGTCAGCTTGGTCATAACCGGCAGCAGCGCCGTGCCGATCACGTTGCGCACGCCGGACAGCGCGCCCTTCATGTTGTCCAGCTTGTCGCCGAAGTCGTCGGCCGCGGCGACTGTGTCG